GTGGCCTCCGGGGGTGCCTCGATCGGCTCGTCGCGCGCGATCACGAATGTCGCCCCGATCTTCACCCGCTCGGGGGAGCGGTGGAAGGGGCACGCCTCCCAGTTGCACGCCGCCGCCATGACCGGGACGGCCCGCTTGCCGCTGCATCCCCACCAGCGCCCCGACTCCCTGACGCTGCGGATCGTCCGCTCGACCTCGCGCTCGCCGAGTCCCCAGCCGCACCCGGCCTGGTGCGCGATGCTCTCGCCCTGCGGGTTGCCCTCGGTGTTGATCAGGTGCGCGGCCAGTCGCGCCAGCGCGTCGTTGCGCTGCCCCTCGGGGACCGGGCCACTCAGCAATGCCTCGACGCACGCGGGGCGATCGCCGGTGTAGACGCCGCGCGTGAGGCGATCCGCGCGCGTGTGCCGCACCGGCTCGCGCTCGATCGCCCACTCGGGTACTTGCGAGGTCTCGACGCGATCTAAGAACTCTTCGAGCTTCAGCGCGCGACCGTCGCGGCCGATGTAGTAGCGCCCGCCCGCCGCCTCGGGGTGGCCGGGGTAGGGGAGGTGCAGGAAGTTGCCGTATGGGCTGTCGGCGCTGACGTTATCCTGCTTGGGGAAGATTTCGCACGCGACCTGTGCCTCTTGCGCGGCGCGCTTCAGCACGCGCCGCACGGCGTAGCCGGGCACCCACTCCTCCCAGAAGGTCCAGACGTGGTGCCCCTTGCCCTTCGACAGCTCCACGAACGCGCGCACGCCGAGGGTTTCGAGCGCGTCGGCGACGCGCCAGGCGCTCGCCTCGTCGCCGAGATCGATGTCCGCCGCGCCCCACGTCACCAGCCCCGCGTCGGTCAGCGGGTAGACGCCGAGCGAGCATGTCGGCCACTTCTTCCCTTCCAGGTGGGCGCGGTAAGTCGATTCATCCACGTCGATCTTGTCCTGGAATGCCCGCCCGTTGAGCGAGAGTCGCCCAGCCGCATCCGTCCGCCCACGGAACAGGTGCGCGAAACGCTTCACGGTCGCGTCGTCGATCCCCATGTCACCCCTGTTGTATGATCGGCGGGTCGCAGGACGCCGGGACAGTTGGCGGCTATCCCGGCGTCCTGCGATCCCCCCCCCGGCTTAGAACGGCACTGACAACGCTTCGAGCAGCGCCGTAGCCTCTTCCGGCGTGATGGTCGCGAGCGTCTTGCCCGCGTAGCTTTCGGCGATCCACGCATCCAGCGAGGCCGCGTCCAGCTTGCCTTTCTCGGCGAGCTGGCGGATCTTCTCGCGCTGCTCCTCGCTGGCGATATTCGCGGCAGCGGGGCGCGGCAAAACGGGCCGCGTCGGCTTGTTCGGCAACTGCGTTTGCGCCGGTGTCGGTGCCGCCGCCTGGGGGAGCGGGGCCTGGTTCCTGGGGGCGGCGTTGCCCACCGGCCTGAACGATTCCTTGTCGATGGTGGGCCAGCCCTTCTGGTCGAGCTTCACCAGCGCGTTCCCGGTGAGCCCGACGAGATCGGGGTAGTCCAGGGCCTCGAACTGCGCCTGCGTCACCTGGGGGCCGCAGAGCGCGCGGGCGAGGATGACGAGGTGCGATTCCTTGCCGGGCGTGTCGTTCCAGATCTGGCTCGTCCAGCAGCGCCGCTTGATCTCGCCGCCGTTCTCCTCGTCCCTGGTGCCTTCCAGCGCGAACGTCCAGCTATATTGGGGCCTGTTATCCGGGGGCGGGGATGTGGTCTCCTTGCACTCCACGCAGCGGAGTTGATAGCGCCTCTCGTCAAATCCTTGGAAGGTCTCCGCCCCGGTCGTCGTCTGAGTCGCTGGCATTGCCTGTTCCTTTCTCTGTCCGTGGTCCCTGTGGAGCCCAGTCGCTCCGCGCAACCGGCCTCGCTCCGGGCTGCGCGGAACGAGCATGCCCGTTCCGCAGCACATTGGGAGGGTTCCGGGCTAGGGATCACATGGCTGCACCCTCCTTCCACACGCTCTCTGCCGCTCGGACTCGGGCAACACGCCCGGTGCAACCCCGCCGCCGCGATCCGCCCAACCGCGACGGCGCGGGCTGCACCGGGCGGGCCACCTATGTGGCCTCGCCCCGTGCTACACCATGCAATAGCCCGACTCGCAGGCGTCCTCTGCGTCGTCGGTGAACATCGGTAGTTGGCGGTGGGGACTGGTGGCTTGGTCGAGCGGGACCAGCTTCCGCGTCAACCACATCGGGTCTTTCCCCAGCATCGCCCGCCGCTGATTCAGCAGCGCCTCTAGCGCGACCGACTTGGCAAATAGATCAGGGCGTTCCTCGCGTTGCTTCTGCCACGTTGCCAGCGAGTGGAATGGGCAAAACCAGCACGACGATTTGGGCGGGATTGGCAACCCAGCCCCGGCGATGATGTTGCGGCAATCCTGGCGGGTGAGTCGCAGCGCGATCAGCGGATACTCCAAAGTCTGATAGTCGAAGCCGCTATCGGAGCGTGCCCGCTGAAACTCGTCAAGGCTGATGCCGAGGCCGCAAACGGCGGGGTCATCTGCGGTCGCGCCGTGCTCCCGGTGCCACTTCGCAATCAGCCGTATCTTGAAGTCGGCGGTGCAGGACCGTGTGCCCGGTGCGCCGAGGTCGTTGGTCCGCATGGGGATTGGGATGCTGCGGCTTCCCTCCTTCGTCAGACGCCCGTACAGCGTCTCTAGGGTGCCGTCACGCCGCTTCCGCCTCAACTCCTCCAGTCGGATACCGTTGCGCTCCGCATACGGCCCAGCGTGCTCCCAGAGGTAGTCGAGCGTGAGCGGGTCTTCACTGTCGTCGCCTACATTGGCGAACAGAAACGTCTTGAAGTCGATTTTACGTTGTGCTGCGAGGACGAGAAGTGCAGTACTCTGCACACCGCCTCCATAAGACACGACACGCAGCGTCATCACCGCTCCTTCCACGTTCGACCCTTGCGGATCGCGTCGACGACAGGGATGCTCACGCCATACTGGCGAGCCAATTCAGTCAGGACTCCGCGATAGGTTGGAACAGCGCGGATCGCACGAACCTGCTCCCATGTGAGTTTTGCGCGGGGATGGTCCTGGCCTACGTTGTTGATGCCATCAAAGCTTGTACGATTGACGCGATGGGGAATCTTGCCGCGCCCTTTGCGGAACATGTCCCGGTTGTTGTCGGTGATGGTCCCTTTGAACAGGTGGCGCGGGTTGCAGCAGATCGGGTTGTCACATTTGTGGAGCGCGTATTGTCCCGACTGAAGCCTGCCGTGTGCTGATTCGCAAGCGAGGCGATGGGCCAGAATTACGGTCTTCATGTACCCAAAGCGACCATAGCCCTTACCATTGGGCTTGCCCTTCCAAGGCCAACAGGCATCATTGCTTCCGGCTTCGACCTTCTCCCAGAAGCGGGCCTGTGATTCGATTGTCATGTCTTGGTAGCTGTACGGGAAACGGCGGGCGCGGGTATACTGGGGGACAGCCACGGGAATCACCTCCTGTGTGCTCACGCCGGGGGCGTTACCAGCGCCGCCCGGACTTATTATTTCGTTGCACACAGTATAGCATTTTCCTAGCTGTGCCGCCAAAATCGCTCCACCGCCGTAGCTGAACACTCGTAGCGTCATGTCGCCTCGCCCTGTGTCCCGCACACCGCCTGGGTTTCAATCCCCGCCCGGCTCTCGGGCGTCTCAAACCACATCCACGCCGACTGCCATCCCATCGCCGCCAGCGCCCACAGCGCCGCCCCGAACGACGGCCGCTCCAGCCGCGCCTCCGCAGCCAGCGCCCGACGCCGCCACTCGTCTTTCTCCTCGTTCGCGGCGTCTAACTTGTCTTGCAATTCTTCGATGACCTCGTTGCGATCCGCGATGGCCTGGAGGTGGGCGGCGGCGATCTTGCGGGGGTCGCCGCACTCGGCCAGCTTCAGGAGGATCGGCGCGGAGTCGATCCGCTCGATGGGTTCCCGGTCGCGCGGGGAGGGCATGGCGCGCAGGTGGTTCCGGTAGGCGAACTCTTTCATCGCGTGGTCTCCTCGCCAAGCAAGAGGGCGCGCACGGCATCGGAAGTGGCGAGTTCCCCCTCGTCGTTGAGATCGATGATGCGAATCAATTCGTGGCCCTCGGTCCCCAACTCCCATGCGCGCTCGATGCCGAGGGAGTTGGCGAGGATATCCGGGTCCGGGATGCGCGGATTGAAATCGCCGGGATTGCCGTCCTCGTCAATGACGGGGACGAGCGGCAGCCCGGCCGCACGCATGAGGGCGCCCATCACGCACACCCCATCGGCGCAGACATAGTGGGTACTACCGAACGAGAAGGGGCGATACTCGCGGTCGAACACGCGTCCCGCGACCTCTCGTCGCACTTCCTCCGGGAATCGCTCCAGAACTTTGTATGCAGGCTTGCTCATCGTCCTTCTCCATTCATTCGCGCCCGCCGCTCCGCGATCCTCGCCTTGGCCCGCAGCAGCACCGGATCGACCGGGACTGGGGGGCGGTCCACAACCGGCACCGTCTCCGGGTGTGGACCGCTGGTGGGGAGGGCCGGGGGCGTCGGCGTCGGCACCGATGGTGCCGGGATTGGCTTCGGCGTCTTGGCCTTGGTCGGCGTCGGTTTGGGGTCTTTCGGCGGGGCCTGGCGCGGCGTAACCGAGCGGTAGACCCGGTGGTAATACCGGCGATAGTTCTCGCGGCGGCAGGCGCGGCACAGCCGCCAGCCGTTCGACGGGTTGATGTAGGTGTTCCCCCCGTCGAACGGGTGCCCCTGCGCGCAATGGGTCCGGGATTCCGGCTCCATCTTGAACGCCACCGGCTCCGGCTCGGGCAGCGGTTCGATCGTCTCCCAGGCGATGCGGGGCAGGTCGGGCATGGTCGCCCACGGGGCGGGATTCGCGATGGCCGTCACGCCGACTCCTCCGCGCCGAGGGCGGCGGTCAACCGCTCTTCCATCGCCAGCACCAGCGGCATCGTGCAGTCGCGCTCGTGGTCCCGCTCGGTGAGGTCCGCGCCGCACCAGTAGCAGCTATCGCGCCGAGAGTTCATGCCGTCCGCGATATCGCACTGAAAAAGGTCGAGCAGGGCGCTGGCCTCGTCGGCGGTGAGCGTCACCGTCACATCGTCCGGCCCGTCGGTCTGGTCGTTTCCCGGCACCGGGGCCTCGCGCACCGGGCCGGGGAGGGTGAAGCCATTCATCGCGTCTCCTCCGCGCCGGGGGCGGCGATGCCGAGCAGGTCGCGCACGGCTTTGGCGGAACGCTCCACGTCAACATCCGTGGAGGAGAATTGAGAATGGTCGCGGTCGGGGTGCGGGTCGGTCCAGAGCGATTGCGGGATGTAGCGGCGCTCGACGTTGATGAGGTGGCTGTGCATTACGGACGCCTGCTGCTGCCACTTGGCGGACTCGCGCATGAACTTCTCGCGGTCATGCTTCACCGTTTCCAGTGCCGACGTGTCGCGCCGCGCTTCGCCCAACTCGCGCGCCAAGCGTTCGTTGTCTGCCTTGCCTTCGCGGATGATGGCGTTGAATGATGCGATTCGCTCCTGGTGCGAGGCGATGATCGCCTCCAGGCGGATGACCTCTTTCTCCGCCTCGATGCGGTCGGTGTGGAGCGTCAGGGCCAGCGAGAATGCGCTGAACAGCGTTTCGCGCGTGCCCTCGTCTTTCGCCGCTGCGATGACGTTGCTGTAGTTGCCTATCGTCTCCATCGGTCTCGGTCTCCTCTCGCCCGCCCGCCGACCGCGCCGGGGGCAGGGGGGCTAGTTACGCCGCCACGTCGTTGAGCCACCAGTGCCGCGAGTCGCGCTCGATGTTGTAGGGGCGTCCCTCGTCATCCTCGTCGTCGCCATCCACCCACCAGGGATTCGCGCAGACGCTTGTCTGGTTGAAGCCGACGCCGCGCTTGCTCTCGTCAGCAAGCACAAGACGCAGGACCGTCAGCAGTTCATCAAGGGTGGGGGTGGGATGTTCGTTGGCAAAAGCAAGCAGAGCTTCGATGTAGGCGGGGAGTTGCGACCGACCGATGAGTACCCGGTCGAAGGTGCCGCGCATGACCATCTGATCGCGTGGCGAGAGTTCTCCAGTGCGCTTCCACACCTCCTCCATTCCGCCAGTGAGCAGACGCCCGAGCGCGAGGTCATGCTCAACCCCGGCAATCTTCGGTGGAACAATGCCGAGTTGGTACGCGTACGTCAGCCAGATGTGCATCGCCCCGCCGAAGGCGTTGCGCGCGTCGCCGCAGTAATTCAGGTCGCCGTTTTCGGCGATGGAGTACACTTCTACCCTGCTCATGGTCGGACTCTCCGATCCTTGTGTGGGTGGGGGCGGCAATTACGCCACCATCACGCCGCCACCGCCTCGCGCTTCCGCCTGGCGAACTGCTGCCGATACGCCCTGCGGCACCCCCGACAGAATCCGTCCAGCCCGTCCCGGTTCGCCCTGTTCGGGCCGAAGTCCGCGACCGGGTGCCACGATTGGCAACGGCAGCACCACTTCTCCCCGGCCAGTCGGTGCGCCTCGTACTCCTCGGGCGTCAGGCCCAGCTTCCTGGCGGGGGAGTCCACGCGCCGAGCCCGGTCGGTGAAGCCCCCGGCGTACCGATCCGCCTGGTAGCCGGGGGTCCAATATCCCCTGCTCATGCCACAATCTCGACGGTCTCGGGGTAGCGGGCGAGGAGTTCGTCGAGCGTCAGCGCCCCCTCCTCGCCCTCGCGCATGGCGACCAGATCCGCCACCGCCCCCTCCCCGTAGTGCTCCCGCAGCCAGCCCTCGCCGGGGCAGCGGGTGCAGACGAACTCCCCGGACTCCCGGTCCAGCAGCATGTCCGCAACATGGGCCAAAGAGCCGCAATTCGGGCAGGTGAGGGCGGTCGCGTAGCCGGTGATTTTGAGCGTGCCGTCCGCGCGCTGGCCGATGAGGGGGACGCCCTGGATGCTCATGTCGTACCTCCGTAGAAGCATGTGGGGTTGTCAGTGCTTCGTCCGCATCAGGCGGTCGCGCACCTTGCCGATGACATCGATCAGCTTCGGCAGGGTGGCCCCGTATCGGGCCGCAATGCGCTGTTGCTCTGCCTCGCGCCGTTCGCGGCGTTCGTCGCGGCGCTGGATCTGGCGCTTCTCGCGCTCGGTCAGCTTTTCGGGCTCCTTCTTCGGGGCGAGGTCGGCATTGCGCCCGCTGCCGCGCATGGGGCCGAACGGGTTGAGCACGATCGGCTTCGCCTGTCGCCGCCGCGCCGGATCTTTCGCCCGGTTGGGCATGTAGCGGGTGCGCCCGCCGTAGCGGTTGATGTAGGGGTTCTGGCGCATGATGCGCTGGTGCCTGCCCATGATTCCTCCGTAGACAGCAGCGCCCGGCCACACTCGCCGACCGGGCGCGAGCCACTTCACTCCGAAAATAAAATTGCTTTGGCCCCGGCCATGCGTTCCGCCACGGCTTTCTGTTCCGCCAGGGTGCGGGTGGCCTCGTAGCGGACACCGCGACTCGCCAACGCCGCCCGGATGCCGTTCCTCCTGAGCCGCTGGTCGGCGTCGAGGATGTCGGGGATGCGCTCGTAGTAGTCCAGGAAGCGGATCAGCCCCTCGGTGGTGTGCTCGGGCGAGGAATAGTGCTGGCGCTCCAACTCCTCGATGATGAGGATGAAGCTGGCGGCATGGATGCATCGCCTGTGCCGCTGGTAGCCCCAGCACGAGCAGACGGCATCCCTGCCGTGGCTATGCCCGCGCAGCGTGTGTCGCCGCCCCGGCTCGCTGCGGCTGGGGATGGTCGCGACCAGAAACTCGCACCGCTCGTCCGCGTCGTAGGCGCGGCTGACGAGCTCGCTGGCGGCGATGTCGGGGTTGGCGAGGTTGGGCTTGGTCATCGTGGCGCTCATGTGGTACAGTCTCCGGTGTTCAGTGATGCAATTCACGGCAGCCGGATCCGTGTCCTCGGATCTGGCTGCCCCCGACTAGGCGGCCTCGTCGTCTCGTTTCCCAACCTGTGGCAGCGGGATGACCCCCAGCCTCATGCCCAGCGTGCGGACGCGGGCGCTGATCTCGCCGTCCATCTGCGCGACCGTCTGCAACCGCGCGCTGCGCGCCTCCAGCAGATCGGCCAGCTGCGCCCACGGGTCGGCCGGCGTGTACTCCTTGCGGGTGCGCTCGTGCTGCTTCGACTTCCACGGCCCTTTGCTCATGGCTCCCTCCGATAGTTCGTAAATTCCATGCTGCGTTAGCGGGTCTCGGGTACGATGGTGAGACAGGCGACGTGCTTGACCACATCGCGGGGAATCGGCTAGGTGATGTGGAGATGCCCGGTGACGAAGAGGACGACCGCCCCGATGCCCACCCACATGGGGATGCTGACCAGCACGGCGGCGAGGATCACGCGCGGCGTCACCTGGGCGAATTCCGGGGCGGGGATGGGGGCGGGGTCGGCGTAGTCATCCCAGTGCATCACGCTGCCTCCTCGGGAGTGTTGCTGCGTCGGCAGCCAGCGAACAGATCGGGGTATTTCAGGATCAGCCGCTCCGCCATCGCGTTGAGGCGGTTCAGGGTCGCCCGCGCGGACGAAGGCAGCATTTCGGCGGGCGGATCGGCGTAGGGTTCGAGCGGCGTCCACGCGGGGTCTTGGTCCTGCCAGCCCATCACGCCACCGCCGTTTCAGGCTGCGCCTTGATCCCCTTTGCTATTTCGTTGGCACGCTCGGGATACGTGCGAATCAATTGGAGGAGGACGCGATCTGCGCCCTGCTCGCCGTTCAGCACGCGCCAGAGTTGGGCGGGGTCCACGCCGATGTCGCGGGCGAACTGGTTGATCGACCGACCATCGCGGAATGTTTCGAGGACACTGATAGCGCGTTCATCGTGGGCCATTGCGCCTCCGTTGGGGTATTGCCGTGTGTCAATAGCAGTATAGGCGCAATAGTGCTATCTGTCAATACCCATCCCTATTGACCGTTGTCAATGGCGTTGCTACGATAGGGGCATGGAAACGTTTGGCGCGCGACTGCGACGATTGCGAATGGCGGCCGGATTGTCGGTCAACCAATTCGCGAAGCTCATCGGGAAAGATCCCGGTGGCATTTCGCGCATTGAGAACGGCAAGCGGTTGGTGGGATCGACCCCGGCCTACCCTGACTTGGTGCGGTGGGCAAAGGTGCTCGGGGTGAGTGTGCAGGAATTGGGTGGCGAGAATGATGCGGGCAGAAGTATCGCCGATGCTCCCGCCCCCTATGTGACCGACGAAGCGTTGCTGCTGCGTTTCGGCGCGGTTCCCGTCCCCGATGAAGATTTAGATCCCACCACGGAGGAATTCGCCGCGAGCGCCCTGCACGGGCGGGGCAACCTGATCCCGCAGAACTACGACGACATGCGCCGGAAGCGCAAACCCAAGGCGAAGAAACCGGAGCCGCACGTGTTCAAGGTGCGGATCTCCGGCAACTGCATGAGCAAGACGGTGCAGGACGGCGAGGTCGTCTGGTTCGACACGTGGCTGCCGAAGGAGCCGCCCGCGCTGGTGCTGGCGGTGAAGGACGAGCATGAATCGCACGTCAAGCGGCTGGTCCTGCGCGACGGCGAACCTTGGCTGGAGTCCGACGACGGCTGGGCCACGCGCGTGGACGAGCACTGGCGCATCGCCGCCGTGGCGTTCACCGCGCAGCGCATCATCGTGGTGGGATGATGAAAGCCGTCGCGAGCTATTCCCGCGTCTCGACCACGCGCCAGAGCGACGAGGGCATGTCGCTCGAACTCCAGCGCCGCTCCATCGCGAACTACTGCGCCGCGCTCGGCTGGCCGGAGCCGCTGGTCTACGAGGATGCCGGGGTCTCCGCGTACAAGGATGACATCGCCCACCGCCCCGCGTTCGCCCGACTCCTGGCCGACGCGGAAGCCGGGGCGCTCGGCACCATCGTCGTCGCCTCCCTGGATCGCTGGGCGCGCAAGCTCCGCGTCATCGACGACACGCTCCGCCGCCTCGACCGCGCCGGCGTGGCCCTCATCAGCCTGCGCGAACACCTCGACTACTCCACCGCCGTGGGGAAGCTGACGATCAACATGCTGGGGGCCATCGCGCAGCACACCTCCGACGATCGCAGCGAATCGGCGCGGCGCATCCACGCGGACCTGAAATCCCAGGGGAAACTCTCCAGCGGCCGCCCGCCCTGGGGCGCGATCGTGGGCGACGACGGCAGGCTCGCCGTCAACCCCGCCACCCAGGACGATCTCCGCAAACTCCTCCACTACGCCGCCCACTGGTCGGATGCGAAAGTCGCCGACTATCTCAACGAGCGGGGCATCCCCCCACCCGGCGCGGGCATCGTCTCGCCCCGGACAAACCCGACGCACTGGTGGCCCCGCTCCGTCCGCGCCATCGTGCGCAATGCGGACTGGTTGCTGTCCCAGCCCCCGCCCTGGCCCGCGCTGTGGCTCGCCGCGCACCACCGCCCGCGCCGCCCCCCGGTCGGCAAGCTCAAAATCGTCCGCGCCCTTTCCGGACTCGTGCGCTGCGGCATCTGCGGCAAGGCCGTCGCGTACGGGCGCACCAGGGGCAAGGAGGAGACCCGCTGGCTGCGCTGCCTCAACCCCGCAGGCCAGCACCACCACGGCCCCGCCATCCCCCACGAGCAGGCCGTCGTCGAGGCGGCATCGCGCCTGATCCTGCTGCCGTCCCCCACACCTACCGCCGGTTTTGACGGCCGCGCCTGGGCGGCGCTCCAAGAGGAGCGGCGGCGCTGGTCGCGCATCTACGCCCGGCGAGAGATCGACGAGGCGGAGTACGACGCGGAGATGGCGGCGCTCTCCACGCGCGCCGCCGCGCTCGCGGCCGACGGCAGCCCCGCGCGGGATGCGGGCGACATCGCCACGCTCCTCCCCCGCCTCGCGGGCATGGACCCGCCCGACATCAACGAGGTGTTACGCGCCCTCATTGAGCGCGTTGAAGTCAACCGGAGCGAGCGCCGCATCGTCTGGAAGCCCGACACAACCGTCCTCTTCTCCGGCTGGTAGCCCTCTTTTTTTTGCCCGGTGTGCCGCTATCCGCGACTGCTTTGATTCCAACACTTCCTAAGATAGCAAATCCGTGCTACTATTGAGCACGGTTCTCTATTGTCCTGCGCCCATGTCGGCGCGACGGCGAGCAAGGCCACATGCCGGGCACCGATTCCGAGTATCCCACCGAGTCAACAGACTTCGCCCAATCTGCGCGTCAGGCGGGCCGAAATGGGCGAAAACGGGGGTGCAATGTAGGGTTTGTGTAGGGTTGTGTAGGGTTTCTGTGTAGGGTTTTTCCCGATGGGGATGCGGGAATGTAGGGTTGTGTAGGGTTTTGCTGTTTATTCGCGCGAGAACTCTTTTTTACGCGTACTTATAGATCGCAAAACCCTACACAACCCTACACAGGGTATGCGGAAATAGAGCATCGGGATACGGAAAAACGGGCTGTGTAGGGTTTGCTCCAAACCCTACACAAAACGGGCGGCGGCGCGACGTGGATGGGGGCGGCGATGGCGGGCGTATACGGCGGGGCGATTGAAATCACCTCGCGATACAGGCGGTAATCAATGGCCGGCAAGGGTGGCGTTCGACCGGGCGCGGGGCGCAAGCCGAACGCCGTGACCTACAAGCGGGAGATCGCGAAGGCGACCGACATCATGGGCCGGATGCTGCCCGAGGCCGCCCAGGCGACCAACGATCTCGCGCTCGGTGCCTATGTGCTGATGACGTTCGACCCGCGCACCGGCCAGTGGGTGCGGGCGCAGTCGCAGGCTGTCGCCGACCTGGCGATCGATTCCGGCATGTTCCGCGTGTACCGCGAACCCCCCGACATCAAGGCGATCACCATCATGTTCGAGCGGGTGATGGGCAAGGTGCCGCAGCCCATCGACGTGCGCCACCAGATCGCCATCCAGCAAGTGACCGAGGCGCAGACGATCCTCATGCGGGTGCTGGAGGAGCATGTTCCAGCCGAGTATCTTGCCCCCGTCCGTGCTGAGCTTGCCCGCGTGGCCGACCTTCATTCAGAGGCTCGAACAGCGGTCGGCATCGGCTGAGGTCGAGGACGGGCCAACCCACGCCCGGGACCAGTTGATCGCGTTCGCGCGCTCGACCTTCCCCCGCTACCGCCCCGCCCCCCACCACCGCGCCATCGCCGACGCGCTTCAGCGCATCGAACGTGGCGAGATTGATCGCCTGATCATCACCGCCCCGCCCCGGCACGGCAAGTCGCAGATCGCCTCCATCCACTTCCCCGCGTGGTATCTGGGGCGCAACCCGGATCGCCGCGTCATCGGTGCATCCTACGCGGCGGCGCTGGCCTACCGCTTCTCCCGACAGTCGCGCTCGCTGGTCGGCGGTCCCGGTTGGCCGTTCGCGGCACGGCTCAGCGACGACTCCGCCGCCGTCCACGCTTGGGACATGCACGGCGCGACCGGGGGCTATATTGCGGCAGGTGTCGGCGGCCCCATCACCGGCAGCGGCGCGCACCTGCTCATCATTGACGACCCGTTCAAGAACCAGGAAGAGGCCGACTCCCCGATTGTGCGGGAGAACGTGTGGGACTGGTACACATCGACGGCGTACACCCGATTGGAGGATGGCGGCGCGATAGTCTTGATCGCTACTCGCTGGCATCATGACGACCTGATCGGGCGCTTGCTCGAAGCGGACAAGGCGGGCGGCGATCACTGGGAGGTTTTGCACCTGCCCGCCATCGCCGACACCGACGATAGCCTTGCCCGTGACCCCGGCGCGGCCCTTTGGCCGGAGAAGTACGACGAGGCCGCGCTGGCGCGCATCAAGGCGGCGGTCGGCACGCGCGTCTTCAACGCGCTCTACCAGGGCAGGCCGAGCAACGACGAGAGCGCGCTGCTGAAGCGCGAGTGGTGGAAGTTCTACGGCGGCCCCACCGGGCGCGACCTGCCGACCTTCTTCGACCAGTCCCTGCAGAGTTGGGACATGACCTTCAAGGGCGGCGTCAACAACGATTTCGTCGCCGGGCAGGTCTGGGCGCGGCACAACGCCGACTGCTACCTGCTGGCGCGGGATAAGCGGCGGCTCGACTTCCCCGGCACGCTCGCGGCGATCCGCAGCATGTCGGCGCAGTGGCCGTGGGTGCATACCAAGCTGGTGGAGGACACGGCCAATGGTCCCGCCGTCATCGCCACGCTGGAGCGGGAGATCGGCGGGCTGATCGCGGTGCGGCCGGAGGGCGGCAAGGTGGCGCGCGTCAACGCCGTCGCCGGGCTGGTGGAGGCCGGGAACGTGTGGCTCCCCCACCCCAGCATCGCGCCGTGGGTGGAGGATTTCATCGAGGAGTGCGCGGCCTTCCCGACCGGGGCGCACGACGACGATGTGGACGCGATGAGCCAGGCGCTCGTCCGATTGGGCGTGAGTAGCGAACTGGTGATCGGGTCGTATATGGGCGCGGGGCGCCGCTGATGGACGGCTTCTGGGCTGAACTCTGGGGTGACTGGGTGGGCAGGACGATCGTGGTGCTTATGGTGGCGGTGCTTGTTTCGCTCGGCGGGATCATCGCCTATGGCGTGACACATCCTGACCCGCCCGGCACCACCTACACCTACGAGCAATCGATTCAATGCGTGCCGGTGGTGACAGGCAAGACGACCTCGATCATCTGCACGCCGATCCAAATTGCTGTGCCGCATTATCCGACCGCGACACCGTAGGAGGTCACAGATTGAGCGCAACCCTGACCGCCGTGGACGACCCGATCGCCCGCGCCCGCGACGCGGCGATGCCCGACGCGAGCAAGGTCGCGACCTATCGCGCCTACGTGCTCGGGCAGCAGCCGGTGACGCTCTCGGCGGAGATGCAGACCGACCTCGCGGGCATCCTCGGCAACGGCTACGTGGACAACCTCAGCCGCCTCGCGGTGCAGGCGGCGTCCGATTTCCTCAAACTCGCGCGCATCGACATCGACGCGGACGAGGGCGCGGAGCGCGACGCGCTCGCCGACTTCATCGCCCAGACCTGGACGCTCAATCAAGTCCCGGAACTCAGCAGCGACGTGCATTTCGCCGCGTACCGGGACGGGAATTACGCGGTGGGGCTGTCGTGGGACCAGCGCACCGGGCGGGTGCGGTTCTCGCAGATGGACTGGTGGAACGGCACGCGCGGGGCGTTCGTCCACTACGACGAGGGCGGGCTGGCCGACTGGGCCTGTTACGAGTGGCAGGAGTACGACCCCGAGACCACCCAGACGGTCGGCAGGCGCGTGGTCTACTACCCCGAGCGCATCGAGCGGTACATCAGCCAGCAGGGCGGCGACTGGAAGATGTACAACCTGCCCGATGACTGGCCGGAGAACGAGACGCCCTCGGAACCCAAGCCGGTGCCGTGGGTGGACGCCGACAACCAGCCCATCGGCATCCCGATCGTCCACTTCCCCAGCCTGCTGATCCCCAACCACCAGCCCGGCACCTCGGCGCGGGAGCAATCCCGCCGCTACGGCCTGTCCCTGCTCGCGGGCGGGCCGCTCGGGGTGCAGGATGCGGTCAATGAGGCGCACTACGACCTCATCGCGGCGGCCAGGCGCACGGCGTTCCCGATCATCACCGCCACCGGCGTGACGCAGCGCATCGACCCGGTGACGCAGCAGCCGATCCCCATCGTCGCCACGCCGGGGCTGCTGCTCTCGAACCCCAGCGAGAAGGCGTCGTTCGGGATGCTGAACCCCGGCGACATGAGCCAACTCCTCAATGTGCTGGTGGATCACCACCGGACCTTCGCCCGTATGACCAACACGCCGATGCAGATCGTCGCCGAGACGGACAAGGATGCCGCCTCGGGCGTGGCGCTCCTGCGGATGCAACTGGCGGCGATCAGGCAGGCGCGGCGGGGGGCGACGGTGTTCGGGAGCCGCTGGGGGATGCTCTTCCACAAGGCGGTCAACCTCGCCAACGCCTTCGGCAAGGCGGAGCTTGATGCGGACCTCATGCTGGTGGGCGTCTACGATCCTCAAGAGGCCAGCGACATTGGGGTGCTAGCGGAAGTCGCACGCGACATGCGCGATGCCGGATTCCCGATGCGCTTTATCCTGCGCACGCTTGGATCTACTGACGACCAAGCCGACGAAGTGATGGGGTGGATCGACGAGGAGGCCGGGCGCAATGCGGACAACTTCGACCGCGAGATGAACCGTCAGATGTTGGGCGCGGCGGCGGTCGCGCGCCAGGGGGCCGATGGCGGCGGCACCGGAGAGGGTGAGGCGCAGCAAGGAGGTGACTGATGGCGACCCCCGACGCCCTCGCCCGCCACACATGGCCTTGCGAGCGCACAGATTCCTTCCCGATAGCCGACTTCCAGCGCCTCGCGGGGAAACCCCACGACTACCCCACCGGCGCGACCGAGCCCCGCCGCTGCGCCCGCTGCGGGAATGAGTTGGAGGACCAGAGTCGGACCTACTGCTCCGATGTGTGCGGGCGGAAGGCGGGGCCGCTGGCGGGGAAATACCGCGAGGGGTTGCAGACGGCGGCGGGGTACTCGTTCGCGCCGCCCATGGTGAGGTGAGGCATGGCCCTAGAACCTACCGATTGGCCCGTGCTGGAATCGATGAGTGACGAAGTGTTGGACTTCATGCGCCGCCCCGATTTTCTCACTACGGCGCTCGGGCGATGGTGTGTGGCGTCCAAGCCAATCATCCCGTTTTCGTTCACGATGCCGAGCGGCGCGCAGTGGACGGTCGAGTACGCAGACGAGGGCACGTTTCGTGTGACATGCTCGCGAGATGGGCGGCGGTTCGTTCACTACAGCGCAGAAAGCGGCGAAAGCAAATGACCGCCCTAGACGTCGCCACGCGCTCTCTCCGGGCCGCAGCCTTGCGGACTGAGCGCGCCTCCCAATCTGCCATCCTCGCCACCTGGACTCGCACCCTCGCAGCCCTCAGCCCATATATAACTACCGCCATCGCCCAGGCCGTCGCCACCCAGTCGAGCCAGCCCGCCGCATCCTTCGCCATCGCATCATTGCCCGCCGTCCGCGCACTCGCCGCCGCCTTCTCCCGCGAACTCGCCGTCTTTGGCATGGTGGCCGGTGTGGCCGTGCAGGCGGGGACGGCAAAGGCCGCCGAGCTTGCCCCGGAAATAGCCGGGCGGGCCATCGTCGCCGCGCTGGGGACGCCGCCACCGGGAGTCATCGTCCCGAACATCTCGGTTTCGGGACTGTTCGTCCCGAACGAGAACGCCGCGCAGATCGCGGGGACGATCGGCAGGCTCGCGCCGGGGATGACGGATGCGGCGGCGAAAGCGATAGCCGATGG